AATTAATCAAAGAACTTGCAGTCAGGTCAGATACTAAAATAATTAAAGGCAGTACATTTGATAATGTTGCTAATCTTGCTCCATCTGCAATTAAAATGCTGAAAGAAAGGTACGAGGGAACTAGACTTGGTAGGCAAGAGTTGTATGCAGAGATATTAGAAGATATAGAAGGTGCATTATTTAATTCTGCTAACATTGAACAGAACAGAATAGAAGTTACTCCAGAAATGCAACGTATTGTTATCGCAGTAGACCCAGCAGTAACCGCTAATTCTAATTCAGATGAAACAGGTATTGTTGTTGCTGGTAGAGGTGTTGATAATCATTATTATATTTTAGGCGATTATTCTGGCATATTTAGCCCTGATGTATGGATTAAACGTGCGATTGAGTTGTATTATAAGTTTGACGCAGATAGAATAGTTTGTGAGGTTAACAATGGTGGGGATTTAATTGAGAAACTTTTACGAGTGCAAGATGTGAATGTACCTTATTCATCAGTCAGAGCAACTAGAGGAAAGATACTAAGAGCCGAGCCAATATCAGCCTTGTATGAACAAGAGAGAGTTCATCATGTAGGTTTTTTTAAGGAGTTGGAAGAACAGATGTGTAGTTACACACCACAGACAATTAAATCACCAGATAGATTAGATGCTTTAGTTTGGGCTTTAACTAGTTTACAATCATCAGGACAAGCAATTTTTAGAATCAGTTGAGGACACTATGGGATTATTTGATAGATTCAAAAAACAAACAGAGCAGATTCAAAGAAAAGAAGCTCCAAAAGTATTAATAAATAAGATTAATGCTTATCAAAGCAAAACCAATAGAAAGTATAAACAGTTTGCTGATGATGGATATCAACAGAATTCTATTGCATATCGCTCTATTAATTTAATCGCTAACAACGTATCAGCAACATCATTTAAAGTTTTTTCTGGCGACCAAGAATTACAAAACCATGAATTGATATCATTATTAAAAAGACCGAACCCATTACAAAGTGGTGTTGAGTATTTTCATTCAATGGTTAGTTATTTATTAATATCTGGTAACTCTTACATGTTAAAAGATAAAGAGTTTGGTAGCCCAAAAGAATTATATTTGTTAAGACCAGATAGAGTTGAGATTAAAGCAGAAAGCTCAATGATTCCATCAAAGTATTGCTATAAGATAGATGGCAAGATAGTAAATGAATATCCTGTGGATAACTTAACAGGAGCTTCTCAATTGAAGCATATTAAGTTATGGAATCCATTAGACGATTTTTACGGCTTATCTCCTATTGTTGCTGGAGCTTATAACATTGACCAACATAACTTGGCTGGACTGCACAATGTGGGATTATTAAAGAATGGTTGTACTCCATCAGCTATGTTGAAGTTTCAACCCAAAGATGAAACAGGTATGTCGGCAACACTTACAGATGACCAGAGAGCCATGATACTAGAAGATTTAGAGTTTAGATTTAGAGGTAGTAATAATTCAGGTAGACCAATGTTGTTAGAAGGTGATTTCGAGTATCAACAACTTGGATTGAATCCTAAAGACATGGATTTCTTGGAGTTGATGAATGCGTCAGCTAGAGAGATTGCATTGTGTTTTGGTGTTCCAGCTCAATTAGTAGGTTTGTCAGATACTACTTATGCGAATGTTGCAGAAGCTAGATTATCCTTGTATGAGGAAACCATAATCCCATTATTAGATAGAATTCAATCAGATTTAAACGAATGGCTTACACCGTTATATGATGGCGATTTAAAAATTGTTTATGATATAGATAGCATTCCAGCTATGGCAGAGAAACGCAAACAGGTCTTTGCCAATGTCAGTCAAGGCGTTCAGCAAGGTATTTTAACAAGAAACGAAGCTAGAGAAAGACTTGGGCTTGAGCCGATAGATGGTGGCGATAGTTTATTAGTACCTTCAAATTTATTCCCATTGGGTGAGGTAGATGATACTGCTCCAGATGAAGATAATGATATGCCAGTAGATTCTGAAGGCAACGAGAAATATGACGAAACGTATGAAATGCTTTATGGCGAGAAAGCTATGTTGGAAGAAGATGTTTTTGACAACGAAGAAGAAGCCGAATCTAGAGCAGAAGAAATAGGTTGCGTTGGAAGCCATACAATGGACAGAGACGGACAAACAGTTTATATGCCTTGTGATACCCATGCAGAATATGACGAGCTAGTTGGAGAAGAAAAAGCCTTAGATGATTTGGATTTAACCGCCACCGAAGGCATGAAGACAGAAGCTAGGAGAGGGCTGGACTGGCGAAAAAAGTTCAATAGGGGTGGCACTCAAGTGGGTGTTGCTCGAGCAAATCAAATTGTAAGTGGTGAGAGAATGTCGCCAAGTACCGTTCTTAGAATGTTCTCATTCTTTTCCAGACATGAAGTAGATAAGCAAGGTCAAGGATTTAAGCCAAGCCAAGATGGATATCCAAGTGCTGGAAGAATAGCTTGGTCGCTATGGGGTGGTGATGCTGGATTTAGTTGGTCAAGGCAGAAAAGAAATCAGATTATGGCAGAGAGAGAAAAGTCATTTGATGATATGGAGCTTAAAGTTGCTGGATTATCTAAGACAGTAGAAAAGGCTCTGCAAGGCAAGGTTGACGAACACAATGATAAGTATGGAGATAAAAAAGGTAAGCGAGTAACTGTTGGTATGCTTGGAAAAGTTTTTAAACGTGGTGTAGGAGCATATAGAACTAATCCATCAAGTGTTAGACCAAGTGTCAGGTCAGAAGACCAATGGGCTTATGCTAGAGTCAATGCTTTCTTGGTTGCTGTAAGAACAGGTAAATTTAGAGGTGGTAAGTTTGATTTAGATTTATTACCTAAAGACCACCCATTATCTTCAAAGGATTAAATTATGTTTAAATTTGGAAAAGGCTCACTAGAAAAATTAGAAACAGTTCACCCAGACTTAAAATTAGTTATGAATGAAGCTATTAAACTAACACCCATTGATTTTGGCATCACAGAGGGCATGAGAAGCCTAGAAAGAGCCGAACAACTCAAAGTTGATGGATTGAGTAAGGTTGGCTCTAAATCGCTTCATTGTCAGGGTAAGGCTGTTGACATAGCTTGCTATGATAAAGGCAAAGTTACTTGGGAGCTAGAATATTACGAAGCTGTTGCTGGGGTAGTGGGCGAGGTTTGCGAAATCCTAGATATTAAAATAAGATGGGGTGGAAGCTGGGTAACAGGAGATTTCAAACTGAATAGGGATATGAATTTTATTGACGCAGTTCATTTTGAAATAATTGAGTAGATGTCAAAAATCAGGATTAATAGGCGTAAGGACTACAAAGAGCAGTTAAAGTTATATCTTAATCTTTCTAAAAGTCTTAATGCTAAGACTAAAAAATTATTTAAAAAAACAGCCAGAATAGCAGAAAGAGAATATATTGCAGTTGGTGATATGTATTATACTTTTCTAGAAGATTTTTCAGATGAATTATTTAAAATATTATCTAATCATTACAGGGTAGTTATTACAGCTACAAGTGAACGATTGATAAAGCAACGAGAAACCAAACAAGAAGACGAGATAGATATTATTGTTGCTAGTTATATTGCACAAGTAACAGCTACTAAAGTAACGCAAGTATCTGAAACCACTAAAAGACAAATACGGCAAGCGATTAAGATTGGTATTGCAGACGGCTTATCTATTCCACAGATAGCTGAGAAGATTAGACGTAATAAATCTTTTGCTCCATATCGAGCCACTATGATTGCTAGAACTGAAACTCATTCTGCTATGAGTTATGGCAATAATGAAATATCTAAAACACTAGGTTTGGATAGACCTGTCAAAGAATGGAATAGTGCTTTAGATGACAGGACTAGACAATGGCACAGGGCTATGAATGGAACAGTAATATCAACCAATGAGATGTTTAAGGTTATGACACCCATAGCTGGCGGTGGGTTTACTGAAAATAGAATGAACTACACAGGCGATTATCAAAATGGCGGTGCTTTAAATGTCATTAATTGTCGCTGTTTTACCCTGTATTATGATTCAAAAGATGAAATAATTTAAATTAATTTATAATATCTATATAAATCAATCACTTATAAGTACATTTATTTTATATATATACTTTACATATATATAATAATTATATATACTTTCTCTATAGGTTAATAATAACTTATATAAAAACTTAAACAGGAGCAAGAAAATGAGCAAAGTACAAAAATTATATGAAAATGCAAAGAAAATAGCATATAAAAATAAAGTGGCTACTTGGGATATCTTTAAACCTTTATTAATTGAAAATGGCTATATGAAAAAAAATGGTGTTGCAATTAAGGCTTGGGGAGTAATGACAGATTTGGGTGAAGATTTTTACGAAATACCAAAGAAAAAATACTTAAAATAAATTAACAGGGAGCAGAAATGCTCCCAATTTTAAAAACTTAATAGGAGAAATAATATGATAGATAAACACAATCAACATGAAGAATATATGACAGGCTGGGAAATAGTTCTTAGCACTCTAATATTTATTATGATAATCGGTTTAACATATTTTATATTACTGCTAGAATAAAATTTTCATACTTGCTACCTTTTTAGGGAGTTTCACAACTCCCTTTTTTTTGCTTGTGTATAAGGTTAATTTGTTGCTAGAATAGAATAACTTTTACTTGACAGGGAATTTGAGTTATGTCTGAAGAACATCTAGAGATTGTAAATGATATTCTAGACTTAGAATGTGATTACAAAGAATTAGATACTGATGATGATGGAACTTTTGAAGGCTATGCGTCAGTATTCAACAATAAGGATTTAGGGAATGATGTTATCAAACAAGGTGCATTTTCTGAATCAATCAAAGGCAAGAAACCAAAACAAATAAAACTTTTATATCAACATAAGACAGATGAGCCTATTGGTGTCATTGATTCTTTAGTTGAGGATACTAGAGGTTTAAAGATTAAAGGCAGACTTGCTATGGGAACACAAAAAGGTAAGGAAGTATTTGAGCTTATGAAGATGGGTGCATTAGATTCTATGTCAATTGGATATAGATTATCCCCAGACGATTACAAATACAGCGACAAGTTAAAGAAAAGAACAATTACGAATTTGGACTTAATGGAAATATCAATGGTTACGTTTCCAATGAATCCAAAAGCTAAGATTACGAAAGTGAAATTAGCTGAAATGAATGTAAGGGAAATAGAACATTACTTGCGTGATGTGGGCTTAATGTCTAGTTCTGTTGCAAAACAAAGTGCTAATGTATTATACAAGTCATTTAACCATGAGGTTGATGAGCAACGTGATGTTGTGGATAGTATTAAGCATTTAATTGAAACAATTAAACATTAAGGAGTTTATTATGAGTGATGAAATTAAATCTGTAATAGACAACTTGAATTCAACTTTTGAAGATTTTAAAAGTGAGAACTCAAAACGTCTAGACGAGATTGAAAAGAAAGGCTCTGCTGACCCTATACTTGAAGAAAAAGTAGACAAAATGGCTGATGACATTTCTAAAATGGCTGAAACCAAACAAGCTATTGAACTTCAAGCTAAGAACTTAGCAGACGCACAAGCGAAATTAGATAACTTAGAAACAGTTATTGCAAGACCTAATACTGGCGAAACAAAAGATGTTGACATTCAAATGAAAGCATTTGGCGATTGGCTAAGAAAAGGTGAAGTTGATGAAATGGAGAAGAAAGCACTTTATGAGTCTGATGACACATTAGGTGGTTTTTATGCTCCAGCAGAATACGTTGCTGATTTAATCAAAGGCGTAACTGAAATTTCTCCAATCCGTTCTATTGCTAGAGTTAGAAGTACATCTAACAGAGGGATTGAGATTCCAAAAAGAACTGGTCAATTTTCTGCACAATTCGTTGCTGAAACAGGTACACGTTCTGAAACAACTGGTTACACAACAGGCTTAATGCAAATAGACGCACATGAGTTATATGCTCTAGTGGATATTTCACAAGCTATGTTGGAAGATTCTGCTTTTGATTTAGAATCAGAAATGTCAGAAGAATTTGGTACACAGTTTGCGAAAGCTGAAGGTACTGCATTTGTAACTGGTAACGGTGTAGGTAGACCACAAGGTTTTACTGATACATCTGCTGGAGTTGGTACAACTAATTCTGGAAGTGGAACAGCTTTAACTGCAAATGGTTTAGTTGACCTTACAATGGCTATCAAGTCTGACTATATGGCAAATGCAAGTTTTGTGATGAATAGAGCTACTTTTGCTGATGTATTAAAGTTAGAAGATACAGAAGGTCAAAAAATATTTGTTAACGCTATGAGCTATGTTGGTGGAACACCAGCAACAATCTTAGGTAAGCCATATATTTTAGCTGAAGATATGCCAGATGTTGGTGGCTCTGCTAAACCTATCGCTTATGGAGATTTCTCAAGAGCATACACTATTGTAGACAGAGTTAATCTTTCAGTAATGAGAGACCCATACTCACAAGCTACAAGTGGAAATATACGTTATGTTGCCAGACGTAGAGTTGGCGGTGCTGTAGTTCTTGCGGAAGCAATTAGACTACAAAACATTTCTGCATAAGGGAGATTATTATGAGAGATATTGCAAATAGAACTAAGTCAGTTACTTGTCAAGACGCAAAAGTATTTACAGCAGACACAGATGGAACTACTGTAGATACATTGGGTTTTGAATCAGTAATGTTTATTGTGAACTCTGGTATTGAAGGCGATACATTATCTGGGAGTGTGAAGTTTGACTTTATACTTCAAGATTCAACAGACGATTCTACATTTTCTGCTGTTACAAGCTCAACATCTGTAACAGAGGGAAGTGTTGATGGCTCTGGTATCTTTTTAACACTAGATGCTAACGGTGAAACACCACAGACAAGCCAAATTGGCTATATCGGTGGTAATAGATATGTAAGAGTTAAGATTGACGCTACAGGAACTCACTCAAATGGAACACCTATAAGTGTTCAAGCTGTGTTGGGTAATCCTATAGATTCAACAGACGCTTAATATCTGATAAGTTTGTGGGGGCGGTTTTGATTGCTCATTGTCTGCCCTCACTCTTATATTGATTAGATAGTATTTTAAGAATATTATGTAATGAATAATGGAGAGAAATATGAAAATTAAAATGTTGGCAGATGTAAAGGCTTCTTGTAATGAATCTGGAAACGCAACTAGAATTTATCAAAACAATGAAATTATTGATTGCGATAAAGAATGGCTAAAAATTGTTGGACAAAATTTTATGGATAGAAATGTAGCAATAGAAGTCAAAGTTGACGAGCCAAAAGAAACCAAGAAAAAAGCAGTAAAGAAAAAAACTACCAAGAAAAAAGCCACTAAGTCTAAAGGTTAATTACTATGGCTAGAACTATTGGGAGTACATTTTCCACCCAGTTATCTAGCAGTCAAACTAGACCATTTTATGCAGTAGAGTTTTTGTATTCCATTCCGCTAAGAATGTGGACTGGATATGGTGAGTT